ACCGAGCGCACAAAGGCCGTGGAGTCCAGGCCATCGAGCTTGTCGGCATCTGCCGCCTTGGCCGTGATGCCAAGGTAGGCGGCATTGTGGTTGTGCCCCAGCGCAGCGTAAGTCGCATCGTGGTTATGCCCAGCGAGCGCAAAGCCGGTCGAATCGATACCGTCCAGCAAGTCCGCGTTGGCCACTTTGCCCACCGTAGCCGAGAGGTCGATAACCATCTTCCAGGTAGCAGGGCTGACCACTGTGAGGATGTAGAGCTTTTGCTCATCGGTCCTGAAGCACGGCATGCCCTGCTGAAGGTTGACAGTTGGGAATGCCGTACCGCTTGATAGCGACAGTGCTGTCTTGTCGTTATTCAGGATCTGCGACAGCGAATCCGAGAGCGTCGTGGATGACGGGATTTCGGTGTAGTTTTGCATCTAGTACCCTTTCAATACCCTTGGGCAACCCAAGAAATGGCGCCCGTCACACGGACGCCGGAGGTGTTTTCAAGAACAGCAGTGAAGCCGGTGATAGAAACAGAGCCGAGAATCCGGGGCACTGCTACGGTGGTGCCCCCCTTAAAGGTCAACGTGACTTCTGGAGGTACCCGAAACTGCCGGGAAAAGACAACTGCCACGCCGCTGACAGCTGAGACCACTTGCGCCGTGCCTCGGTCAAAGACATCGGGCACGTCCACAGTGAGACGCAGGCCGTCGATGTAGCCTCGATCCGCATTGCTTGAGGTCAAGATGGCCCTGAACAGCGCACGCTGGTAGGTGTAATCACCTTGAATGAAGTCCCGGAAGTCGGTAAACCCCGGTGGGTGGCCTGACTCCAAGATGTCCGCGAAATCCTGGGCCGTGATCTCGGTGCTGGCGACGATCATGTCGCTGATCACTCCGTTGGCTCGGCGTCGGTACTGCTCGGCAAGGTTCAGTACTTCACTGAGCTTTAGGGTCTGGACCCGGCGCAACGCCTCGCCGACAGTAAATCCCTCGCTGATAGCCAATCGGTAAGCAACCGTTCGGCCCAGGTTTTCAGCAAACGAGAGGGCTTCCACCACTCGTTTGGCCTGCGAGCGGGCCAGCGCATCACTCATGTCAAAGCTTTCGCCTTGCGGCTTGGTAATGGCTCTGGCCGGCTTTTCTGCAAAGCTCAAGCTCTCCGATACCCGCAGGATGTAGGCGATCAGGTCCGTGTAGGTCTCGGCCAGCGCCAACGTTTCGTACTTGCGCAAGACCAGTTGCCAGGCTAGTCCTTCTGTAACTTGAAACACCTCAAACACGGCCTTGGTTCCGGTTCGTGCGTACTTCTCCGAAAGAGCCAGCGATTCGAAAATTCGAAGCACATAGGCTATCAGGTCGGTATAGGTCTCAACAAAATTCAGGATCTCGAACTTGTTGAGTGCCACAGCGCGGCTGGACTTTTCTGCAAATGCCAGAACCTCAGAATTTCGCTTGACTCCCAACTTCTGGAAGAGTTCGGCAAAGCTCAGATCCGTAGCCACGCTCAGGGCATAGACAGCCGGGTAAGCCGTTACCCAGTTCTTGCCTGCCGTAGCACTGCTCCAAGCGAACTTTCCAGAAGACCAGGTGTAGTTGGCCCCTGGTGAACTTGAGACGTTGACGGTCTCGGCCATCTCAGGGGTCCGATCAGCTCATGGTGAAGGTGAAGACAGCAGTGAGGCTGTCGTCTACGCCCTTGTTCACCACAGGGAAGACTACCCGGTCAAACATGATGCCCGCCGTGGCCGCATTGAAGACGCCCGCTTCTGTGAGTGCTCCGGTAGCGTCGCCTGCTGCGTAACTGGCTGTAAATGTGAACACCTTAGTGCCAGCGGTGTGGGCGTACGTCGCGGCGTTGCGCTTGATTTCAGTGACCAGCGCAGTCTGGGTAGATGCTGCGGCCGTGGTTCCCGTGCCCACTGCAATCCAGCCCATGACACCCGGGCGGCTACCCGCGTTACCTATGGCGTCTGCCACGAAGTCAAAGCCGCCGTTAACGATGATGTTGTCCTTGTGCACCACCTCGACCTCGCCCGTGGGCTTGGCCAGCAGCAACGTGATCGAGCCTTTGATGCTCATGCCCTCTTCCATCATGGGTGATTCCCTTTCTTTGGGTTTACAAATGAAATGGGCGCCGCACCTTGCGATGCAGCGCCCGTTTTTGGGGAACTCCCCGATCAATAAAGCTTAAGTGCCGTATACCCAGCGGTAGGGGACAGCGCTTTGACTGCGCTTTGCACCTCACCGCCCATCTTTCCGACAAAGAGCCTGCGTTCAGTTGCCGTCTGGCACACACCAATGCAAATTCGATCACCGACGTTCACCGGATACGGCACGACGATTCGGTTGAACAAGTGGTCTTCCAGAAAGAAACCGCCTACTGCCGCATCGAATCCAACCAGCAAGCTCACTGCGGCTCCAGTAGCTGTCCAGATGACCGAGGTGGTGATCTGATTCGGAATGAACCAGAAGCTCACATGGAATATCCCCGGGATGCTCACACCCCAGGAGATCCGGGTTGTGTCCTTGATGAGTACGCCGCTGCCATAGCGGCCGTCGCTATAACTCACGCCTACGGCTTCTCCGCCACCAGGATTTCCGTATCCCGACAACGCTCCATTCAGACGCCAACCGTACAGTTCCCCCGATTGCAACGTGTCTTCACGGGCCATCTGAAAGCGGGCCTCGATGCTTTTGAGGGCACCGTCATAGGTCCACTGCCGTTTGGCCGCATTGCTGCTCCAGACATAGTTCGCCGTTGACCAGCTCTCTCGGTCATCCTGAGTGGCGCCGATGCTGGCAAGCAGGGTGTTCTGCGCACGGTAGCTGGTGGGTAAGTTCACCTCGAAGAGGTACTCAGACTGCGTCACCCCACTGTCCATACGGAGGACTTCATGGCTGTTGACCGACTCGACCGAAGCGAAATGCTTCACCCCGGGAAACCGAGTCGCCTGGGCGTCGACGGTGACGAGCAAATTGGCATTCTGGGGTTGGGCCACCACGGTGGATACGAATGTGGCCTCGTCAGAGTAGATGCCGGGCGAAGCAATCGCCTTGATCCAAAACTTTCGCTCACCGTCGAATCCTGAAGGAAGTGTGTAACTGCTGGACTTAACCTCTGCAATGAAGATCGAGGTGTCCCAAGCCGTGCCTTCTCGCAGCTCATAAGCCACCACCTCAGGCTCGGTATTGGGCAGCCAGCGAAACTCCAGCCGGTTAGCCGACTGCACCACATCGAACTGACGTACCGCAGCAGGTGCCAATAGGGTCAGACGAAAGGTGGTGACATGCTGGCTGTACTTGCCAGAGGTGTCAAAGGCCCGGATGAAGTAGTTGTACTGGCCCGATTCGCTCTGATCATGCACAAGTTGGGTGCCTGCGGTCTGTCCAACCAAGGTGCCAGCATCCCAGCCGGTGCCAACGCGAACCTCGTACCCGGCCAGGTCGGCATCGGTGTTAGCGCTCCAGCTCAGCAGCAGATCGGTCGTTCGGCGCAGAACTACAAAGTCCTGCACATCGTCCGGGGGCTGCAGCTTGCCCAGGATGGTCTGGTAAAGCGTGGCCGAGGTTCCGAGCTTGCCGGACACCCCCACCGCCCGCACCGTGAAGACGTAGTCCCCGGCTTCGGCATTGCGGATTTCCAGATAGGTGGCTGAGACCCGGGGCAGCGTGATGGTGTTGCCGCCGTTGACCCGGTAGCTCACCTGGTACTCCAGCGCGCCAAAGACCTGCTCCCAGCCCACCTGGATGAGCACCAGCGCCTGATCCTTGACACGGTACAGGCTCTCGGTGACCACCAGGCCCGTAGGCGCTGCTGGCGTGCTCGAAAGCACAGTGATGTCACGTGGCTGCAGGGCCAGGCCCTTCTCAATTGCGCCGTACTTGTCCGGGTTGTGGGCCAGTGCCGTGACCTCATGGATGCCTGGCTCGCTCTCCGCGACCTGCACCACCCTGAACAATTGCGTCTCTACTTGTGTGGATGCCAGAACCCAGATAGCGCCAACCTGCGGGGCCGTGGAGAATGCACTGGTCACGCCGACCGTGCGACCGGACAGAGAGCCCACCTGACGCTCCTCCACCGACCCCGTGGGCAGCACCACCGAAATCCGCCATGAACCAGCAGGAAGGTCCTGATCCAGCGTGACGCTTGCCGTGGTGGCCGCCGCGATACGACCGCCCAAGCGTAGGCCTCCCCGGGAACTGTCGGCCACCTTGATCACATCGCCCGGGCGAACCACCGCGCCTTCGAGTCCCGTACGGAAGGTGATGATTTCCGATTCGGACTGCTCCGAATAAAGCAGCCACTTGCCTACCCTGTTGGCCTGGCCACGGGAGGTGCACCCCATGGCCACCACATCGGCCTGCACCACGCCGTAGCGGGCAATGCCCGCCATGTCCTCGACATACTCCACCTTTTGGCGATAGAAATCGTCGGGGTCGGTCCAGCTGACAAGAGCCACCGTGTGCCGGGCCTTGGCAGACGAGCCCTGATAGGCGAACTCGCCATCGATCACGTTGGAAGCCGTGAACTGGTAGACGGGATCTTGGGGGGAATCCTGCGTGACCGTGATTGCCCCACCGGACCAATAGGCCATGCCCCGAAAGATCGAGGCCATGTCCTGCACCACCTTGTAGGCTTGCTCGCGGCTTTGCAGGTACAGGTTGCAGGTAAAGCGCGGCTCATAGCCACCCAGTCCGTTGGGCACCAGCTCGTCACAGTAACGGGCCACCCGGTACAGCGCCCACTTGTCCACCTGCGACTCGGGGATGAAGCTGCCCAGCCCGTAGCGGGTATTTGTCACCAAGTCATAAAAGCACCAGGCTGGATTGTCCGTCCAGGCCACCTTGAAGGTCCCGTCCCAAACCCCAGCATACGAGCGGGTCTGGGGAAAGTAGTTCGACGGAATGCGAACGCGCAGGAGCTTCAAGTCATAGCTGCGCCGAGGGATAGATGTGAACTGAGAGGCATCCACCCTCAGTGCCATCAGGGCGCTGTTGGGGTAGCGCAGCTTGCTCTCGATGACCTCGGTGTAGGACTCAAAAAACGTCTTGTTCTGCAGACTCGTCTGTGTGGAGTCGGCAGTGATGCGGCGCAGACGCACATCCCACGGTCCAGTGCCAGTCAAAGGGATGTAGTAACTGCGCTGGTAGCGCGAGGTGGTCTTGCCGGACACCGTGTCGGCCAGAACCTGCACATACCCGGCTCCGCGCGCCTGCACGTCGATCGCATAGCTGACAGAGGCTCCGTTGAGGTCTCCGTTCGTGGTGTCTTGCAGCGTCAGGGTTGGGATGCTGACCTTGATGCGCACGGCATCCACGTCCGGGTCGTTGATGGTTCGCACCACCGGCTGGTTGGCCTTGCACTCCACACCGACGGACACCTCGTTTTCAACTGAGGAAAAGCCGGGGATGTAGCTTTGCTGCTGGGTGCCGGGTCGGGTTTCGAGCGTGACCCCCGTGAAGTTGTAGCTACCGTCCGGGTTCTGGATCGGGGTGTCATCGAGGTACACCGACTGCAGGCCAGCAGCCAACCCTTCGATTTCCCCCTCGCAGACAAGGTCCACCACCCGGGCATAGGCCTTGGAGCGCAGGCTGTCCGGCGCTTCCTGAGCCACACGGGCGCTCCCGCCTCCACCCTTGCCGCCACCGCCTGCGCCAATGATCAATCCAGGCTCAGGTGTGTTCATACCGCGATTTCATCCACATCAATACCCGCGCTGATCACGGCCGAACCGACGATGAGGCGTCCATAACCCACGGGTACCGGATGGCCCTGCGCGGTGGTGTTGACCGCCCCGTTGAAGACATAACTGGGCTGGTTCTCAGGTCGCTCAGATGGATCCTGCGCCTTAGCCGTGGGAGCAATCATCTGGGCCACACCTCCCAAAATCATGGATGTGCCCACCGAATAGAGCGTGGCCTGAGACAGGAACGAGCCTGCTGCGGCCCAGCCCATTGGGTTCCACCAAGACACGGCGATCAGGGCAGCACCCAAAAGAATCTGGCCAAGGCCATTGCCCCCGGCACCGGACACGACCGGCGCAATGGTGATGCGCTGCTGGCCACTGGGCTCGTGCAACCGGTCCAGGCTCAAGGCGTCACGCCCAGCCAGCACGCGGTAGCCCACCCCTCGCTCACCCGAGGCCACCAGTTCCCGCTCGAACCCAGGAAAGTTAGCGCAAAGGGCACGCACAGCCTCAGCCGCTGAGGCCACCGCCATCCTGTGGCGTCGGCCGAAGCGCTTGCCCAGTTCACCGAGAAGAAGAATCGTGACCATTCAGAAGTTGATGTCTCAGGGTGTGGGTGGTGATCTTTTGCCAGTAACCGCCATAGACATCGCGACTGGAAAGCCTGCCCTGCAGGTGGTGCAGGATCAGGCCATCGCCCAAGTAGATGGCGGCGTGGTTCGGTACAGGCGATGCGACCTGCATCAGCAGGACATCTCCCGGATTCATGTCGGAGGACTCCACCACATGGAAACCTGCGCCAGAGAAGTTGTCCAGGTACAGGTTCTCGCCGCGCCTCCACCACTCGTCAAACCGGGTGAAGTCCGGCAGATCAATGACGCGCGCCTGCCGGTACCAGTCCCGGATCAGCGAGTAGCAGTCGAGCACGCCGTGCGCCCACTCCCGCCCGACCAGCGGGGCGGCATAGCCTTGGGGGTTCAGTTCGGCCCAGCATCCGGCCGGAAAACTCACGATGAACCAGGGCAGTGCCGTAGCTTCGCAAGCCACCTTGTCCGCCTGACTGGGTTCGGCGGGCAGGTTCGGGTGAGAGTGAAACACCCCCACGATCTCACCTAGTTGGTCGGCGCGCACATAGTCTTCGGGGTGGACCACGAACTGGTCGGTCCCCACGCCGATGTTGCGACACGGGACATAGACCTCACGCCCTTTGCGGATGACCAACAGGCCACAGGCCTCGCGGGGAAACTCCCGAGCAGCATGGGCCAGCGCCAGCTTCTGGTTAACCTCAAGCATCACCGGATTAACCCCGCTGCGGGAAACCCGCCAAAGGGCAGCTCAGCGTTCGCGCCAAAGCGCTTCTGGCAGGACACCAGGCGTTTGCCACAAGCATCCTGTGCGCGAGAGCTCACAGTTTGGTCATTGGCATTGAAGTACGCCGTGCCGGTATAGCCGCACTCGGCCCCCCGGTACTGCCATGGGCAGACGTTCTGCACGATCTGGCGCCGGGGCAGCGACACCCCTTCCAAATCGAAGGCTGCTGCCAGCTCGAACTCGACCACATCCCTGGTTTCACGCGACTTGCGGTCAATCAAATACACATCGTCGGCAAATTCGGCAGAAGGGTCGGCCGTGGGGTTGGCACCTGAGGCGAAGTTCACCGCATCCAGGTACTTCAAGAGCGTGCGCTTGCGCGTGACCTTGGCCCCCACAAGGTCCTGGTAGGACAGGATGAGAGCGGTGATGCTGCCCGTGACGTTGGCCACCTTGAGCTTGGGGCGAGGCACCTGACCGTTGCCGTTGAACTCGAAGCCTTCGGCCTGAATGGGAAACGGCTCGTAGGTATTGCCCTGCCAAACCACCTGACGGCGCAGCTCATTGGTGCCCGCGTGAAACCGAACCACCCCCTCGTTGAAGAGCGACAAGTCGAGTACAAAAAGCTCGATTACGCTACTGGGCGCGAGCCTCTGGATTTCGGAGGTGATAGCGGATGCGGTCATGACAGATCGAACACCTGTTTGAAGGTGACCCGCACCGT